CGCTTGTCGCTGGAAACCTTGAGAGAACCGTTGGTTGTCCTGGCTAATGGCTGGCTGGTGTTGTGGTCCCAAAGCGCTCGGATGTCGGCGTTGCTTTCAAGTGACTTGTCAAACGCGCCAGGTGTAATCCTTTCCCTGAATCCGCCTAGGTCTTCGCTCAGTGCTGGCGCATAAACTGCGGCATAGCCGACCAGCTTGCCGCCTACCTGCTCCAGTTTGCTAGTTCGTTTTTCGAGCATTGCCGCCTCCTCTTTTGCGTGTTGGTGTAGGCGCTGCCGGTAGTTCTGCCTGATCTGGCGCGGGTGCTTTGACCTCGATGGTGCCAAAGATCTTCTGCAGAGTTGGCGCATCGATAAAAGGGAATGCAGCCTCTGCCAGCGCCTTGGCTGTTTCCAGCGGTATCACGCCTGTTGTAGCCTGCAGCACGATGTTCAGCAGGCTTTCAACTTGAGCACCGTTAAGCGCTGTAGCTGCCACATCGACTGCGGGAGATGCCCCGACACTGGCTGGGTTAGGGCTAGCGCTGGGCGAAAGCGCGGGGACCAGTGCCGGGGTGGCTGATGGCGCTGACGGGCCGTCTGGCGCACTCAGCGGTTGCATGTTGAGCGGTTGCAGATATTGGTCACCACCCTCAATAGGTGCTAGATTCTCCCGCTCGCGAATCTCATTTGTACTAAGCACGCCCCAGTTTTTTGCAACCGCATAGACATCATAACGAGTCTTAATATCCGCTCTGAGCAAGCCTTCGATCAAGTGCTCAAAATAGTATTCTCTGCGCTCGACTGTGTTCAGCAGTTTGATCTGCAGTTCTTGCTCCAACCGAATTAGCCAGGGGCGAAGTGTTTCGGTGTAAAACGCTTGGTTCTCAGCCTCGATGCTGCTGTAGGTCTGGCCGGTGTTGTCCCGCAACTTGCTCGATGGACAGTTGAACCACCTAGCCACCTCGGCTACTTGGAACTGCCGAGTCTGCAAAAACTGAGCATCGTCTGGCGGCACACCAAGCGCCTGCCATTTCATGCCTTCTTCGAGGATTGCAATGCGGTGCGCATTATCTAAGCCGCTATGCAGGCGCTCGTAGTCACCACGCAGGCGCTGCCGTGCGTCATCGCTCAATCTGCCTGGGTGTTCCAATACGCCTGATGGCCTAGCACCAGTGCCAAACAGCTTGGCACCAAACTTCTCGGCAGCCAGTGTCAGGCCTAGGCTCTCACGAGCAGTGCGCACCACCGAATATCCCATCACGCCATCGCCACCGAGGCCGCGCAAATGGATGACATTGGCACCGGCAAGAGTGACATGGCCGCCTTGCGGTTGGCGCACTTTGTAGTAGATGTTGCCATCGACCTCGCGGTATGGCTCGACACGCTCGGGTGCAAGTAGCCACAGCGCCACAGGCACGCCATCGCTGGCTCTGCGCTCGATCTCGGCGTAGCCGTTGCCGTAGGTCAGAGCGTGCGCAAACAGGCTTTCACGAAACACGAGCGAACCGATGCCAGGGCAAGGCTCATCGTGCAGCAAACCATAGAGCGGGTGCTCGCTGGCTCGGGTGCGGGTGGCTCCATCTCGGCGGTAGGTGATTAGCGGCAGGCTGGCAGCGCCTTCAGAAATCACGCGCACTGCAGCCCACACAGTGGCGCAACTAAGTGCGCTTGCCTCGTCGACACGCACTCCAGACTCGGTATTCCTGCCGCCTAGCAAATCTATTAGGGCAGGATTATTCAGCACCGCAGCGGGTGATATGCGCTTTTGCAATCCGAATATGCGCTGAATGAAGTTAGCCATACAGCTAATCATTCAAACTGCTGACACGATCACCGCCAAACGCAGATAGACCACTGGTGGTAAACAGCACCGAGCCTGTCCACCTCATGCCATGATTTCATCCAAGTGCGCTTGCCAGATCGGCAAGGCCCCTCGGTGCTGCACTGATAGTGGATGGTCGAAGTGTCTATTCCGGCAACAACCACATAGTGACCGATGCCGTGCGCTGGCGTAGTCAGGCAAATGATGGCGCGGTCTGTTTCCGTGAATGCTTTCAGGTCATCCCATTGCATACTGCCGGCCAGCACATGGCAGCCAATCGAGCGGAAAAATGCCTCGATGGCGCGCGGATCTGTTCCGTCCAGGCTGGTACAGTTTAGGATTTGGAAATGGCTGGCCTTGGGTCTGCGTTTGATGTGGCGCAGCACTACCTGCACAGCAATTAGTCCGCAGTCATGATCACCAGACTGCCGCAGGTCAGGCAGTGAGATCACAGCATTCCCAGCCCGCGGCCTTCGTAGACGCTGGTGCCGGTCACCTCGCCTAACTGTGCCCTGGCTATCGCCATCACGCCTGCCACGCACAAGTCGATCTTTTCGGTGCTCTTAGATTTGCTCGGTTTGATATTGCCGGCGCTGTCGCTCTCGATCACCGCATTGCCCCAGCACCATCGCTGCACCGGGTGGCCATCGTGCCACAGCCTACCCTGCAAAACCAGAGACTCGGCAGCTTTAGCCGCTGGTGACATCGAGGCGTAGCCTTGGCCAAATGCTACAACGCTCAGGCCTTCCTGCTGCAGCTCCTGCGCCAGTTGCGCTGCGTTCCAGCGGTCGATGGCAATCTCACGAATGCGGTACTCACTGGCCAATGCCATGATTTGCGCTTTGATTTCGCTGTAATCAATGACCTCGCCTTCGATCAGCGTTAGATGGCCTTTGGCTGCCCACTGGTCATATCGCTGCTTGTTTCGGCGCTCGCGCTCTTTGACTGCACCAGTTGGTGCCCAGGCGTAAGGCTTTAGGATGATTTTGTCGTCAAACGGAAACGCCAGCACCAGTGCGCTCAAGTCCTGCGTGCTGCTGAGATCGAGGCCAGCCCAGCACGCTCGGCCTTTTAAGTCTGGCAATGGCGCGGCGCAGGCATCAAAGCGTTCCATGTTTAGCCAGCGTGTGCTACTCTGCGTCCATTGGTTCAGGTGTAGCCTGCGGAAGGACTGCTCCTCCGCAGGTGATGCGAGCGCTTCGTTCACCTTTTGGCGGAAGTAGTCAGGCTTTACGGACACATTGTATCCGGGATTGGCTGCCTTCCAGGTTGACTCGATGCGCCAGTCCGCCTCTGGTGGTGCCTCATAGATCACCGGTAGCATTGTCTCGTCAAGCTCTTGGCCGGCTTGCCGCGCATCGGCTACCGCTTTGCCTCTGCTGTAAATCTCATGCCATAGGCTCTCGCGGTCGTAGCCTGCAGTGGAAATCATGATCACGCTAGGCTGCCTGCGTGCCAGCACTGATGTAGTCAGCGCCTCGTATAGCTCACGATCTGGCCAGACGTGTAGCTCGTCCATTACCACTGCCGAGCAATTCAGGCCGTGCTGCAGCTTGCCATCGGCGGCAATGCAGCGCAGGAAACCGCCCGACTTTTTCACAATCTCGCGGCGCAAAACCGTGCACCGAGATGCCAGAGTCGGACAGCTTTGAACCATGGCCGCAGCGGTATCAAAGACAATTGCCGCCTGATCTCGGCTGCCTGCAGCACACACTACCTCGGGGAACTGCTCGCCATCAGCAAACAGGTGATACAGGCCGAGCATGGCCGCCAGTGTGGACTTGCCTTGCTTGCGTGCCAGGGCGATTGGCATGGCTCTGTATTGGCGCAGGCCGTCTGGTCGAAGCGTGCCGTAGAACGGGCGGACGATGTCACGCCACTGCCAGTCTGAGAGTATGAACGGCTGGCCTGCGTGCTCGCCTTTGATGTGCCGTAGGCTTGCCGAGAAGATGGCGACCCGCTTGGCAGCGGCAGGGCTTAGCCGAGAATCTTCAGCAACGCTGATGGCATTTCGTCGCCTTGGTCGGCCTCGGCCTGACTTTCCGCCGGCAGCCTTGTCGTTCCCCTGGTGCGGGGGCTCAGGTACAGGCCGCATAGGCAGTCCCTCAGCCGGCTTTCGCACCGGCCTAGCTCGGCGTAGAGTGGGTGCATCACCACGCCGCCTGCTGCGTTTTTGACCGTCGAGGCCGTCAGCGCGTCCAGTTCCACCTGCAGGCGCTCGCACCTGGCTGCGGATCTCGCCGCCAACGTCACCGCCATCAAATCTGACTTGCCTCCCACCCCCAGCGCGGCCATCGCCCCAATTAGCCATTTATATATCCTTTGTTCATCTGCCTTCAGGCCCGGTGCTTTAGCTGGCAATGCTCCGCCCGGTCGCATCCAGCCGCCCCGATCCTGTGATTTTCTGCCCCTAGCCATATATATCACCCCATACGCCAAGCCTATCGTAAATGGCGGACCAAAAACCCGTTCTGC